CACTCAGTTTGTATTTTATTTATTAACCAATGAATGTGCGTGTGATGTCATTATCTATTTATATCAAGATATAATACCCATTGTTAAAATTGGTACATTGATAATAATACCCATAAATACAATGTATACACATTGTATTAATGTATCAAATGAATCCGTTACAGGAACTTTTCTTAAAGGCATTATTCAGAAGGATTAAGAAGATTAATTTTTGTATGATACTCAGTAGTTCCCCAATGTGTGTTGGAATATCTTCTCAACAAATACATCATACCACTCGTTGTAACTAATCATTTTTATTATAGACAATTACAATGCTTATGTTTGATATGGATGGTTTCAAATTTTTATGTTGAAACACAAAGAAATAATGATTTGAAGTATATTTTTGATTATTTAATTGCTGTAGGCTAGACCTCCCATGCCACTCATGATACGTAGTACGTTGTAGTTGACAGCGTATACCTTGACAACAGCTGTTTGGTTAGTTCCAAGGTAGTTGTTGTAACTGGCGTTTGTACCACCTACACCACCGACAGTAGAGCTACTGGTCTTTAGGTTTAGTAGTAGTGTGGCTGTATCAATGCGGGACATATTTAGTGTACCACTGGGTTGGTGGACTTCAGGCTTGACACCGAAACTGTACACGTTGATACCAGGGTTTAGGGGAGTGGTCTCGTGGTGTTGGTAAGGTTGGACTAAGTTGAAGTAGTCACCGAAACGTTCGGCGAATCTGTCATGACCGTTTAGTTGGATCTTGGCAGAGTAGACGGGGTTTTGGGGGTAGATGCTGGCACCGTTAGCACCGATACCAAGGGATAGAGCGGTATCAATGTAGAAACCACCTGTGTAGGGGTTAGTACCAACACTGGGGGCAGCAATGGGGATGGTTACTGTGGTGAAGTTCATCCATTGATTGGATGCACCAGCACCACCAGTACCAGCAGTTACGAAGTCTTGACGTTGAACAGCCCAGATTAGTTCCTTAACGGGGTGGTTGAAGGACATCTTAATCTTGTTGGTGGCACTTGTTACGGTTTCATCACCAGTGAATTGGAGTTGTTCAATTAGGTATTCGTGGGATAATTGAGCGAAGCGGCGGCGTTCGTCAGTATCAAGGAATACGTAGTCAACCCATAGGGAAGCATAAGTGATACTGGCAGCTAGAGGGGTAGTGTAGGTGCTTGTTACAATCATGTCACTGGAGGGACGGAATTCAAGGTTAATCTTGACTTCGTGGTATTGTAGGGCAATTAGGGGTAGAGCAAGTCCGGGGTTGCGGCAGAACCAGAATTCAAGGGGTACATACACTGTTTGGGGAGCTTGGTCGTTTTGGGTTTGTTCACCAACCATGGTCTTGTAGCCAAGTTTCTTGGATGCGGGTAGGGTTAGTTCGTTCCAGATGTACATCCAGTCACCGTAGTGCTTGTCAATGCGTTGACCACCGATTTCAAGTTCTACGGACTTAATCATGGCAAGACCAGCATAGGGAGTCCAGTAAGATAGAGCGGGTAGGGCAGGTAGAACGGCTTGTAGGTAGATGCGGCTGATTAGATCACCATTGCGGGAGATGGTGCATGTAACGCGCTTGCCGAAGTCAGCTACACCATTGAAGGTTTGTTCAATGGATTCCATAGCGAAGTTGGTGTGGCGGCGGTACACGGTTTTGAAGAAAGTGATTTGGGGGTTACCTGTTAGGTATACATCTTGAGCACCGTATGCGACGAGTTGAACTAGACCTCCGGACATTTCTGGGGTTGTACTATAAAGATAGAAAATAATTTTTTACGCATTTTATAAAAACGCGTTTTCTATTAAAATCATTTTTGTATGGATTTAAGGGCTTAATAGACCATTTTCTTTATATGTTTAAGGAACGTTCCTCCAAAAAAAGAACTGTTGCAACAGATGGAAGTGGTAATCGGGCTACCACACTTGACGCTCGTCACCAATATATGATTACACAAATGACTAATAGTCGTAACCAAATAGAAATTTTACAAAAAGAACTTGATGAATTATATATCAAACAATCCACTATAAAAGAAGATATTGATGAAAAACAAACACACGATGATTATGATAATAAAGAATATAACTCCTTATGGGATACTTATTTAGAAATCGCTGATAGAATTCGTGAATTGAAACATACTTTGAAAACATTAGAACTTAATACCGATGAAATTGAATATTTTGAAAATACAGCAAATATTTTATATGATTATTATAATTTAATTGAATATCAAGATGTTGAACCTGTCACCATCGTTGCTCCACCTGTTAAAAATATAAAAGGAAGAAAGAAAATAACTCATCCGCCAAATCGTAGTATTTTAGAAGCTTTTAATAAATGGACGAATAATGAAACGAATGAAGAATCTATTTTACAAAACCAAGAAATTATTGACACTATTCAACAAGTAGATATTCAGCAAGCTCCAAAACAAAAAAGTTCTTTGGTTGATGCATATTTATCATTAATTGAGCCAATGCATATATCTACGTTAGAAGCAGATGCCACCTCGGAACAGTGCCGTTTTTGTTCTACAATATTAACTCATTTACACCAAGATGGTATAATGATTTGTACAAATTGTGGAAACCAAGAACAATTATTAGTTGAACAAAACCGTCCAGTACATCGTCAAACATCAAAGGAAGCCAATCATTTTAGTTATAAACGAATTAATCATTTGAATGAATGGATATGTCAAGTACAAGGTAAAGAAAGTACAGACATACCAGAAGAAGTATTTGATAAGATACTTGCTGAAATAAAGAAAGAGCGAATTGACCCAATGAAGTTAACCTATAATAAAATGCGAGAGATACTAAAGAAAATTAAGATTAATAAATATTATGAACATATTCCATATATTATTAACCGGATAACTGGTCTTCCAACGCCACATTTCCCACCAGAGTTAGAAGCCAAATTAAGAAGTATGTTTAATGAAACACAAGCACCATTTTTAAAGAATTGTCCTCCAAAACGTGTCAATTATCTAAGTTATTCATTTGTATTGTATAAGTTTTTCCAATTATTGGGACGACACGAGTTCTTGAAATATTTTCCATTATTAAAAAGTCGTGAGAAACTCCACGAACAAGATGTTATTTGGTCTAAGGTTTGTAAAGAATTAGACTGGCCTTTTTATCCATCTATGTAAAAACATTTAAATCTTCCTTGGTGTAAAACCATTTAAAACCAACAGCCTTAATTTAATATAACTATGGCAACTCCCGAAGATACACGTGAAGTACTTTATCTTGAAGAAGATAAACCCATTCGTGGTCAAAACTATGTATGTATGTCATTCATTAGTCCCGAAGATATTCTTGCAAACAAAGAAGTATATTTTGTTCATAAATTCATTGATAGTCTATCAAAAGACCTTACAATGCTTCTAACAAATCTACAAGCGAAATATCCCGATGATAAACAAATCTTTGAGGCAATTCGTGAAAATCAATCACATTTCTTTGAACACGACCAACTTCAAGAACAATTCCGTTTCTTTAAACAAAACAGCAATTCTGACCTTGAACGTGAGTTCCATGCTCAAAATGAATTCCGTACATCTATTCGCGGATTCAAAGTTAGAGGTACATTTGACACTTATCAAGAAGCAGAACTTCGTGCAAAGGCACTAAAACGTTCTGGTGATAAATTTGATATTTATGTGGCAAACGTTGGTTGCTGGTGTCCTTGGAGTCCTACACCAGGCGACATTCCCAATCAAGAATATGGCAATGCTCAACTAAATGAACTAATGAAGAAATATCAAGATAATATGGAACAACGTGAATCTATTCACGATGAAAGAATTCAAAAGGCAATTGCCTCTTCTAAAAAGAAACCTGATATTGAAGAAGAAGACCCTTGGATTCAACGTAAGCGTGCAGAAATGGAGACTAAAACAGTAATTCAAGATGAAGTAATGAAGCTTGAACTTGAATCCATTCCTGATGCGACTACATCACAAATTACCGAATAAATTTGCCTGTTTTACTGTAAGATGAAGGCAATAGCTGTTTTTTTATTATTTGCAGGTTCAATTTTAATCCTTCAAGGCTATTACTCGCAGACATCCAAATGTCCTATTCCTCAAGTTCAAGTCAAGTTTGTCCCTCGTTCTGTATACGAAGAACAACTATCTGGAGACCAAAAGTTAGACGTCCAATTCAAAAGTCTTTTTGAAGATATTGACCCATTGAGTAAACAAACAAATGCTGCATATAATCCATCGGCGACAACTATCGTAAAAACAATCTCTTAAATGAACTATAGGGAATATGGAAGACAACTATTATGATTGGAAATTAGCCGATGCTAAAAATAAAGAAATGCTCACATTGCGCACATTTGTTAAAGTATTAAATGACCATCTCATCTCATCTTCAACATTAAGCATACGTGCAATTCAACGGACGGTTGATGACTATATTACCGCTAAGCAAACTCGTGGTGATATAGAACAAGAAATGCAACACGTTTATATAGAACAAGACGAAGGTCCACGTTCAAAACAACTTGAAAAAACAAATTTACATACCGCCGATAACTTAATCCTTTATGAAAGTTATAAAGAATCACCCTCCGAAGCTACTCTACACGAATGGCTAAACCATTCACTCCAACCCTATTTAGAAGAACAACAAGATGAAATAAGTTCTATTTATACTATTTATGATAATTCAAAAATAATATCACCCAGTGAATAATATGAACGATTAGTGAATAATAATAAATTATGAACGATTAGTAAGTATGTTGCAAACAGTAAAAACTTTTAGAATACATTGGCTTTACTTCTGGGTTGCATTATTAATTGGTCTTATTTATATTTATCTAACTGTACCATTACCAAAAATTATTTATAAATTTCCCACACCTACAAATGCTGGAAAAATTACTTATACAGATAATGTTACTGGTAAATGTTATAAAGTTGATGCATCTCGCGTTGAATGTAAAGGAGACCATATACTTCCTCAACCTAAATTTTTCGGTTAAATCATTAGGATATGACTAATATATTTTATACATTGGAAGGTCAACGAGCCATTTCTATCTTATTAGGAATTATATTTGCACTAATACTAAGAAAAATATTCAAAGACCGTAAATGTATCATTTGTCGCTCTCCTCTCTCTGAAATTGACGACCACATCTATAAATTAGAAGATGGATGTTATAAATATACACCTCATGTCGTTCCCTGCGATAATTAATTTTTACGTTCATTTATCAAAAATGTTAATGTCCGATTATGATATACAATGGCATCAATGCCATCTCAAATGACCACTTCTATACAAAGCTTACCCCCTCCCACTGGACAAGTATCTAACGACGATATCGCTATGCTTAAAGATGTTTTAAAAGAAGTAGAACAAGAAATTTCTGCACCCCAAGCACCTAAAGTCCCAGTAAACGCACAACTAAACCCTAATGCAAATAACGCACCCATCATCTATGCAATGCCAACTGCACCCTCTTGTCCTATGCCAAATAAATTAGCACAAATCAAACTTGGTCCTCTCGCCTTGGATAAAAAATTACTTCAATATGCTATCGTCGCATCTGTACTCGCATTCATACTATATAATCCAAATGCATTCACAAATATCTATAAACTTGTTCCTATATTATCTAAGTTTGTCACATACGAATGGATTCTACGTATCGTTCTAATGATTGTTATACTTTATATTGTTTATATCTATTTACCTTATTAGAAAGATGGATAATCCTGTAAAAGTATTAGTTGTATGCGGTACTGGAGTAATTAGTTCAATTGATACTAAAAAATGTATTCCTTTGGAAAAAACAGAGAATACTATAAAATATATTAAAACAGATAATACAATTGAATATACATTTATAGATATTAAACCTAAACCATTAGTTCAATGTAATAA